GAATAAAATGTATTACAAAGTAGAAGGAAATTCAAATTTAGTTCGGGATAAAGAGACTAATGCAATTTTGAATGTAAATTCAATAGAATATGAAAATTACAAAAAAATAAAACAAAATAAAAAGAAAGAAGAAGATAGAATATCAAATCTAGAATCAGATGTGAATGAAATTAAAGATGATTTAAGTACAATAAAAAAATTACTCTTGGATATAAAAAATGGAACCTGAAAAAATTACTTTAGATGATTTGAATAAGTTATTCGAATATGAAAAATTATCTAGAGATATAGATAGTATAGATGACATTAATATTCTTAAAAATTTTGCTAAGTCGTATATAAAATTATATTTAAAACAACAAGAAGTAGTTTCAAAATTATAAAATGGCACAACCATCTACTAGACAACAACTTATTGATTATTGCTTAAGGAAGCTTGGAGCTCCAGTATTAGAAATTAATGTTGCACAAGAGCAAATAGAAGATTTAGTGGATGATGCCATACAATTTTTCCAAGAAAGGCATTTTGATGGCGTTTCTTCGACCTTATTAAAATATGAAATAACCCAAGAAGATATTGATAGGGGAAGAGGCAAAGAATCTGTTGGGATAACCACAGTAAATGGCAATAAAACATATGAATATAAAGAAACTGCAAATTATTTACAAGTACCATCTTATGTGATAGGAGTAAATAAAATATTTCAATTTGAAGGATCTAATAGCATTTCAAGTGGGATGTTTAGTATAAAATATCAATTATTTTTGAATGATATTTACTATTGGGGGTCAACTGAACTTTTAACATATTCCATGGTAAAGACATATCTTGAAGATTTAAATTGGTTACTCACTACACAAAAGCAAATAAGGTTCAATAAAAGAGATGATAAGCTATATTTGGACATAGACTGGTCTAGTTTAACTGCAGGTCAAGTTATAATTATTGATTGCTATAGAGCACTTGATCCAACAGAATCAACAAAAGTATGGAATGATTCATTCTTAAAACAATACCTCACCGCTTTAATCAAAAGGCAATGGGGACAAAATTTAATTAAATTTAGAGGAGTTAAACTTCCTGGTGGAATAGAATTAGACGGTAGGCCAATATATGATGATGCTCAAAGAGAATTAGATATAATTATGGAAAGAATGTCTAGTACATATGAACTTCCACCTTTAGATCTTATTGGATAACACATGTTAAATCCATTTTTTTTACAAGGATCCAAATCCGAACAAAATTTAATACAAGATTTAATTAATGAGCAATTAAAAATTTATGGTGTTGAAGTTTATTACTTGCCTAGACAATATTTAACTAAAAAAACAGTAATTAGAGAAGTAATAGAATCCGAATTTAATAGTGCATATCCAATTGAAGCATATGTTGACACTTATGATGGATATGAAGGAGCTGGAACACTATTAACTAAATTTGGAGTACAGCCATATACAGATTTAACTTTAATAATATCAAAAGAAAGGTATGAAAATTATATTTCTCCTTTGATTAAGGAAGCCCCATCTATAGAGTTATCAACTAGACCAAAAGAAGGAGATTTAATCTATTTTCCACTAGGTGATAGACTGTTTGAAATCAAATTTGTGGAACATGAGGTTCCATTCTACCAATTACAAAAAACTTATGTCTATACTCTCAGATGTGAATTGTTTAGATATGAAGATGAAATAATAGATACTGGAATAAATGACATAGACGATAATGTAGAAAATCAAGGATATTCACAAATATTTGATATGGTTGGAGCTGGAGTTACCGCTAGCGCAATTGCATCAGTAGTAAATGGTGGAGTTACATTTATACGAGTTACCAATAGAGGTGATGGATATAAAATTGCACCAAATGTCAAAATAAGTCCACCAAACACTGGAGTGACTGCAACTGGAATTGCTTCAATGATTGGAGGAATAATAGATTTATGTGAGCCAGATGCAACTTTATTGAGAGTTCAATCGGTTGAAATTTCTAATCCTGGGTTTGGATACACTGAGCCTCCAAGTGTTGGATTTTATGATGGTGGAGGCAGTGGAGCAACCGCCGTTGCATCAATTGGTGATGGAATAGTTGGAATAATAACTATAACCAACGGTGGATCTGGATATTCCGAGGCACCAAATGTAGAATTCATTGGTATATCTTCAGTTTCTGCGCAAGCAAGAGCTATAATCGAAAATGGAGTTGTAACTAGAATTGGGATATTGACTACTGGAATAGGGTATTCTGAAGCACCCCAAATTCAAATAACAAGTCCATATATGGTTGGATTTGGCACATATGTGTTCAACGAAACAGTAATAGGGGCAATAAGTGGAAATACTGCTAGGGTAAAATCTTGGAATAAGACTACCAATAAATTAGAACTATCAAACATCACTGGAGATTTTAAACCTGGAGAGACTATAGTGGGGTCAGCATCCAGTGCAACATATCAAGTTAGAAAAATAACATTTGATGATATAACAGATCCATTCGCACAAAATTTAGAAATTGAAACTGAAGCAGATGAGATTATAGATTTCAGTGAATCAAATCCGTTTGGAACTCCTTGATAAATAAGTAAATTGTTAAATAGTACATCATAAGGACCCACTGAAAATGTTTGAATATTTTTATCACGAAATAATTAGAAAGACTGTAGTTGGATTTGGAACTCTTTTTAATGGAATCACAATAAAACATAAAAAAGATGATAATAGTACAATTTCATCAATAAAAGTTCCATTAGCATATTCTCCAACTCAAAAGTTCTTAGCTAGATTACAACAAGTACCAGATTTAAACAAACCAGTTCAGGTGACATTACCGAGAATGTCATTTGAATTGATTGGAATGTCTTATGACACATCCAGAAAATTAACTACGACTCAGACCTTCATCACTAAAGATGTAAACAATAATGAAATTAGAAAGGCGTATATGCCAGTGCCATATAATTTAAACTTTGAGCTCAGTATTTTTACTAAACTTAATGATGACATGTTACAGATTATTGAGCAAATAATCCCATATTTTCAACCAAATTATAATTTAACAATAGATTTAGTAAAAGAAATTGGGGAAAAGAGAGATATTCAAATAGTCTTAGATAATATTTCTATGACTGATAATTATGAAGGTGACTATAATGAAAGAAGGGCTCTCATATATACATTAAAATTTACAGCAAAAACATATCTATTTGGTCCGATTTCTTCCGATTCTGTTTCTTCCGAAATCATCAAAAAAGTTTCTATTGGATTTGCTGCGGGAGATCCAAATGGTCTTGCAAGAAGAGAAGTCGTATATAGCGTTGAACCAAAAGCAATTCAAAGTTATAGTGATAATGTAACTACTACAATATCAAAAGATGTAACAAAACTTGATACATTAGTTGAGGTTGTGAATTCTAATGGAATTTCAGTTGGATCTTACATAGACATAAATAAAGAAGAGCTGTATGTAGAAGCTGTAACAGCTAACACATTAACTGTAAGAAGAGGTCAAGACTCTACCACGATATTGGATCACATCGCTGGATCTGATGTTAAACTCATTACACCAGCTGATAACTTATTAATTAATCCTGGAGATGATTTTGGATTTTCTGGACTTTTAGATTAATAGGTTACTATGAGAATGACTAAAAAATTCGATAAGCTAAACGAAGCATTCAATATCGAACCTGAAAAGGAAGAACAGATTTATCCAGAAGTGTCAGATGTAGAAGCTGAAATAATTCCACATGATGGAAAAAAATCTTTGATAGATGATATAAAAAAAGATTATGAATACACTCGTGGAAATTTATATTCTATTATAGAGAAGGGACAAGAAGCAATTAATAATGTATTGGAGTTGGCTCAGGAAACTGACACTCCTAGAGCATATGAAGTTGTTGGGCAACTGATAAAAAATGTTTCTGATGCAACTGACAAACTTATTGATCTCCAGAAAAAAATAAAAGATCTAGATGAAGTCAAACAACAGAAAGGTCCAACAAATGTTACTAATGCATTATTTGTTGGATCTACTGCAGAGTTGTCAAAAATGTTAAAAAGTCAGTTAAAAGACATCGACGAAGATAAATAAAAATAAATGCTTAAACTGCAGTAGAAATGAAAAAGATACAAGAAGATCACAAAGAAATTGCTAGTGGCAAAAAGAAAGATGATGAAGGCTATATGGCAAAGATTGAATTGGATTCAATCGAAAGAGCTGTAAAGAACTTAAGAAAATCAATCAAGAGTAGTGACACTCAATTACCTGCTTGGGTACAATCTAAAATTACCAGAGCAGCTGATTATATTGATACTGCAGCAGAATATCTTCAAAGTGATGAAGAATTGAATGAAGACAAAAATAAATCATTTGAAATTGATCCAAAAAAACATAAAGATACAACAACACAAAATAAAATCACTAAAAGAATAGATAGACCTGGAACTGAAGGAGAAGGCAAAGCTGCAAAAAATGTAGCAATAAAAAAAGGAGGAACAGGATCTCAACTTCCTCCCAAATTTGAGCATTTACCCCCAACAAATGAAGAAATTTCTCTAGTAGATCAAATCTTGTCTGAAATGGGTTGTGGGTGCAATAAAACAAAAAAAGGAAAAAAG